CCAATTAATACACCAGTTATTTTAGTAAGGCTGTTATCAGATGGATCAACTGTAACTTCTGTATAATATATATCTGTACTTTGTCTATAGCAAACAGGAACTACACCTAAATTTGATTTTCTTAATGTGCCTGCATTGTCATTACTGCTATTTCCAATAAGCAGTTCTGCACCTATTGTTGTTGAATTATCATCATGTACTCTAATGCACTTAGCATTAAGTGGATCACCTGCTCCGCTATGTTTAAAAAACTGAACAAATCTGTCATTAACTGAATCATAACAAGCAGACACTGCTTTAGCATTAAAGTTGTCAGGGTTATTAGTTTCAAATTCAAACTCATTTCCAAAACTCATAGTAGTACCTGAAAGAGAACCTGCTTTACCTGAACCATCATAATCAGAATCGTCATAAGTAAATATAAACTTATCACCTCCAAAAGCACAATCTAGTAGATTAGTAACACCCTCTGAAATAACAACTTGTGCAGCACCAAAACTAGGTGTAGTTCCTGATATAGAACCTACATAAACTGTTGGATAGTTACTGTTGGATTGATCTCTAGTATATACTATAATTTTATTATTTGTAGTATCATAACATAAATTTATATCTGATCCTGAACTATTAGCGTCATCAATAGTAACTTCAGAACCTACAGTTACCGAACTTGCTCCTATTGTTAAAACCCTACATCTTAAATCATTAGAATTTCCGCCATCTTGATACACTATAAGCGTTTTTTCTGCGTTTGAATCATATATTAGTGCAGCATTTTCCATACCATAAGATACAGTGTCTAATTCTTGTGTTGCTGTAACACTAATTGCTTTATCACTAGCTACACTTACTAATTTAACAGATGTACGATTACTATTAGCACCATCTAAATAAGAAACAACAAATCTTTCTGCTGAGGCATCGAAATCATTACCAACAACTGTATTTATAGTGCCTGCTATTATTTCTGTTCGTGTGCCTGCAGAATAAGTAGTGGTTGCTGTAGTTGATGTAGGTGTAAAGAAATCACCATCTGATTCAACAAATATAGGCTTACCTGCAGTTACTGCACCTTCTGCTGTACCATATGCATACCCTTCATTTTCTAATAATTGTATTTTGTCTGCTGCTATGGCTTTACCTAAATATTGTTCGCCTGTAGTACTACCTACTAAACCTACTACACCATTACCATTTGTAAAGTAGTGATTGCCTATAGTAAGGGAAGATTGGTTTTCATTAACGCCACCATTTACAGTAATTTTACCTGTATTCGTGTCTGATATTGTTTCTGCGGCAACTCCGAGATAGTTAGCAGTTGTTAAATTTGTTGTTGTAACTTCAGTTTGTCCTACTGAAAAAGCCCCAGCAAAAGTTGTTGCTGATACAGCAGTATCAGTTGCTAAAACTATAGGATTTGAAGTAAGCCCTGTCATAGCTGTTTGAGTAATACCACCTTTACCAGCATAATAAGTTTGAGTTGTCGAGCCCCAAGTACCTGATGAAACTTGCGTTAAAGCTGTTCCATTATTAGACATTATATTCCAAGTATTTGATGTATTATTGCCCCCTGCTGTAATACATACAACTCTTTCAGATGATGGGTCGTATGCTAACCATAGATAGCTAGTTTCATTAATTAAACTTGTCATTTGGTTAGGAGTACCAACTGTAAAATCTGTTGCAGCCATTGTTAAATTAACAACCGATACATCATTGCTTGAATCTGCATAAGCATAAATAACTTTATTGTTTGTGCTATCAAAACAAAATACACCATAACCTTTAAATCCTGATATGTTTTTTGATCTTTCTGTTGTGGTAAATGCTGAACCTGAATTGGTTTGCACAAGAAATCGAATTGCACTATCGGGTTCGTCTTTTTCGCCTGTTATTATAAATACATTAGTGTTTGTGTCATAAGTATAGGCTAATTGTGTGCCTGAACTCCACCATGTGTGATCAAGATTCCCTGTTTCGTGAGAATGGGATAAAGTTGGTGTATTTGTTCCATCAAGATTAACAGCAAATGACTTTAATCTTCTATTGCTACTTATATAATCCATTATCCAAACCACCATTTCATCTGTATCGGGATCGTGCATAGCTCCATACATATTTGTATTTGTAACGCTTAAACTTAATTCTGAACTTAATGAAATATTTGTTCCTGAAACAGTTGCTCCAAATACCCCAGCATAAGCACTTCCCCCATACATTAAGCCCAATGTGCTGTCTGATGATTTATAAACAACGCCTGATTTATTAGCAGCAGTTGATTTTACAACTTGTTTTGAACCCCATGTAATAGCGTTAGTCGAACCATTAACTGTGCCGATTTGTACTGTTGGATAATCGCTGTTACTTTCATCACAATATATTGTGGCTACTTTATCTGTTCCTATTACTGCAAGAGTCTTAGGACTATAATTTACAGAATTTCCTACAAAATTTGTTGTTGTTCCAAAACCCTCTGTAACAGTATTTCCTGTTTCAGCAATTTGAGCGGCATCACCATCTGCTTCTAATATACATGGTTTACCTGCGGTTATTGTTCCGCTTGCTGTAAAGGTTTTAGATATACCTTGATCATTAAATCCTGCTTTGCCAGCGGGATAAGTGACGAAGACATCATGTGTTCCTGAAGTTAAAGTAATTTTTGAACCTGAGTTGGAACTGCCTAATACAGTTGTCCTGGCAAGAGTAGTGCCAGAAGTCGTATAGGTTCCTAGGCCCACCTCCCACGCAGTACCGTTTGCATCAGTCAATGCATAGTAGGTTGTTGCACCGTTTCCAAGCACAGAAAATGCCTGATACCCAGCAACAGCACCTGCTAAAGTTAAGGTGCCGGTTCCTGTAGTACTTGTTGTCTCTTTTATCCTATCTTTAACTAACAGAGCCATAGAAGGTTTCCCTTTCTACGCTATGCGAATTATAGCATTACTAGAGTCAGCAGTTGGGAATTGGATTGTGAAATCTCCAGAACTTGATGATTTGTCAGAACCAAAATCAAGAACACATACACCTTTATTAGATTGTGTTGAGTTATAAATTAAAGCACCTCTAGCTGTAATAGTAGAAGTACTCCAAGTTGTATCAGCAAAATCTGTAAAAGCTGTTGTACTTGAAGAGGTTGGTGTTACATTTGTTAAACTGTTGCCTCCAGCTGTATAATTCGTACCAGTTGTTTCGTTAGTTGTTGCATACGCAGCAGTCGTAGCACTCATTGTAGCTGATGAAGTATACAGAGCAATTTTAAATGTAGCTCCTGTTCCAGATGATCCACCTCCTGATCCATTATAAAAGTTATGCACGCCCTGTAAGAGCTCAGTTTTGAAACTTGTGCACATTGCTTGAGTTATAGCCATATTAAATTCTCCTTATAATTTCGGCGAGGTCATCATGTCCCTGTTGGGACAATGTACCACAAATAGTCGTACGCTCAGATAATATAGCTTGTTGCATATAATATCTCAATACCTTGTGGACATTTTCTTTAAATGCTTCTGCCTGGTCTCGTATTGCAGGCGGAGCATCTTGGGAAACTGAGATAATGTGATTGGTTGCTCTATCAGCCCAATGATCACTATCTAGTCCCTTATTATCGGTTGTTACTACATTAACCGTTCCGGCTTTTACGCCAATTTCTTCTGTAAACATTAAGTCACCTCTATTCTTAAACTATCAAAACGATATTCATCACGCCTATCTCTGCCTTCAAATAGGTTTTTCTGTCTTGATATTTCCTCTGCGAACCTTTTTTCGTATTCTTGCTGTAAGGTAGGTTCTCCCTTCATAAAAATATATGCTTCAATTAATGTTCCATATAAAAGAGCATTTCTTGCGTTTTCTGATAAATAAGTACCAGCTGTATTTACTGTTAAACTTGGCGGTCTATACAAATAATTTAATTCCATTGTGTAATCAACATCTGGAGTTGGTGATAGTAAAAAAGTATTGTCTTCATTTTCTGTATTACTACCAGCGTCAAAATCTGCGTAATATTTTGGTCTACCCATTAAATTTGTTTGTGTTGGATCATAATCATAGGCTTGAATAAATGATGGATGTTTTTTATCAAGATAATGATAATCACCATTTGCATCTATTGCAGCTAGTGAAAATGATGCAAGATAATCTGCTGGGCCTTTTAAAAATCTATTGCCAGATGTCGAAGTACCAGTAGATGTTTTTCTAAATACATTTATCTGCACAAGTTCTAATAATCTTTCTTCAGCGTTTTTAATAAAATCATTTATTGTGCTTACAAAAGCAGTTTCATCGTTTTGTGTGTAATTTTGTACTAATGTTTTTAATTCATCTAATGTCATGTTATCACCACCGTGACTGTACCAACATTTGATTCCATTTGCGATACAGAAAATGCATAACCTATTGGATCAAGAGTTTTATCTGTAAAAGCATTTACTTTAGTAGTTTTTACTACACCTTCGCCCGCAGGCGTATCTTTATCTGGTCTAGGTTCCCATAAGGCTTCTGGGTCTACTACATTAACTCGTAATTCTAGCTGTGGTTGTTTTGGTTCCCAACAACTAGGGCATGTTTTTAGTCCATTCCACTCTTTATGTAATTGTTTTAAATAATAGCGTTGTCCACATCTATCACATTGACCAAGAGCATTTTTTCCAGCAGCATAAGACATTATGTTAATCTCCTGTAACTACGCATAGAAGGTCTTACTTGATAACTTTCTCTTACTTCATCTTGTTCTGCTGCTCTTTTAAATTCTTCTTCATAAATAACTTTTAAAAATTGTGTTCTATCTGGGGCTCTTTTAATAGAAAGATAATAAGCAAGTCCAGATGATAATGCAGGATAGAATCGAAAAGGAACTTGCATGGTGTTTGGACCATAATCTGCGTCATCAATTCTCTCTAAATAATTATAAACAATCTGGTCACTATTGTTATCACATGTAGGCCATATTTTTATTTTAGGAGCAATTTGTTTATCTATAAAATATTGACTTGGTGTACTTTCATCTGTTTTATCTGGAATTTGTAAATATTCTTTACGACCAATTGCTTGAATAATAGTATCAGTATCTTTTCCATTTACTAATTTACGGCTTGCAACACCTAATACATCAATTGCACCTTCTGGCAAATCATAACTAACTTGACCTTTTACAAGTGTTTGAACTTTTTCTTTAACAGTCCATTGATTAAGCCCTCTGTTAGCCCAATCAGCTAACATAAGATTAATACTTCTTTGAGCTGTTTTTAGATCATAGCCAGTTCGTAGTTGTAAGCCACATCTTTCAAATGCCTCTTCAACATATTCAGCAACATCTAATTCAAAATCCTTACTATCACTAACTGCCATTTCATTATCCTATTTTAGTAAACTTTCTTTTACCAGGAGCTATTGCACCACATCCTATATTACCAGATCGTGCACCTGGTTCTATAGACCGACCATTATAACTTACTAATCCGCCTGTGTTAAATCTTTTTACTCTAGTTGAGTCTTGTATTTGTTTATTCATTTGAGAGCGTGATATAGGCATTATCACACCAATACTAATTTCAATAATAACCCTATTACACTTGAAGAAGCTGCTATTAAAATAAATTCTATTCTATAAAGTCTTTTATCTATCGCATTATATCTTTCGCTACACGCATCAACATGAGATTCAATTTTTTGATCTACTGAAGCTGCTGTAGGTTTAGGCATTATGCTGTTCCGAATAGATTATTATACATGGAAGGATTATTAGTGCTCAGATAATCTTGATAATCTTGTGAATATTTTTGTCCTTCGAAAGGTGTGTCTAAATAAGATTGATAATCTGTTGTATACATGTCTCCTGTATATCCTGGGGAAGTATATTGATTATATAATG